AAAATGACCTGCACGTTGTGGGTCCATGTAATGTGCAACTTGATGGAGCGACAAGTGTTATTCTATCGCAAGGTGCGAAGATAACTTCAATGAAAGATTTAGAAGTGACTGTCATTGGCGACTTCGATTTGAATGTTCTTGGTAAGGCAACAATCGGAGGGATTCGCACAGACATTCGTGGATTCCCAATCAATCTTAACGGTGGGGTTGATCCAGATGATATTCCAACGTAAGGAGTTTTGTAATGCCAGAATATGTTGAGGTAAAAGGTATAAGTGAGGCTGGTAAAAGGTTTATCCAATATATCCTCGCCTCTGGGTTTGAGTTTTTTGTTTTTGTCGAAGAGTCAAAGTATGCCGAGTATCTCAAGTCGTACCCGTCAGGTGTAACTGCAAGATATCACTTTATTGAAATGATCACTGAGGGTGGACATGGTATCAACCGTCCAATGTTGAATGGTGAAATCATCAAAGCACACCCAGAACTGACCAGTTCTCAGATCAATGAGTTGAGAAGACTTTACGAAGCCAACAAAAACAGAAGACCGTTCAAGATTGCCCTTGAAACCACAGTTGCACCAATCACTCCACAGATCGTAGCGGGTGCAAAACTTTATCTTGATGATTTTAACCTTTACTTTTCAACCACAAGACCACTGAGAGATTTCAGAACTACAAGCGT